AAGAATACTCTGGCAATTAATCCCCAGATAAGAATCCTAATAACAATCATAATTTATACCGTTGAGCAGAACATCGATCCTTCAGATAGAATACAATCTATCGAATTAGGATGACTCTTTAGGTATGGAACGTCTTTTACTGCTTGTTTCTTTGCTTGAAAGGCATCTTCTGCATACTCGCAGATTGTCTGATGATGTCTTGTTTGATCTAAGTACTGGACTGTGTAATGAGACACGATTGTAGCCGTGGGCTCGCGATTTCATAATATTTATACCCTACTATAGGTATTTTGTCCTATTAATGTGTGGATTTCAATACTCAGTGTGGGTTTCCTTATTTACCATTACCATTACCTCTATACCTAAGAGGCCATGCCATATGCATACCAGATACCAGTAAAGTAATAAACAAAAAAGGAAATATTCCCACAAATAAAGTCATTTAATTTTACACAATAGGTGGTACAACAGGAGGCTCACCAGTAGAAATTCTAACTGGTCCCTGCTCTAATTTAATAATCTGTGATGGAGCAGTTTGTGCTGCCTTTTCAATCAATCTTTCCATCTGTTCTTTTGTTATTCCATTTCCACCACCATTATTACCACCATTACTATCACCACCTTTCTTGGATGCCTGAACGCCAAACGTTGCTAGAACTCCAGTGAAAACTGATGCGATAAATGTTGGATCCAATTTTTGTTCTGGTATACCCAAAGCAGGAGGTAACTTGATATAGGCAAGAGTGAGAATCCCACCAGACCACACAAGAATCCCCAGACGCACAAAGGTTGATAAAATGGCAAGTTGTTCTTCTTTATCATCTAAACCCGCCTTCAATTTACCTAACACACCAATCTTTTTATTTTTAGCATCCTGAGGACTATTCTTTACTTCTTCTGGCATATACGTGGTAGTAGCTTTAAATATTTATATTTAAAATCTATTAAAAGCAATTTGCATTACACCACCATCACTATCGTCATCATCATCATTTGGTGGAAGAAACAATTCAAAAAGAATCAATACCAACATAGGAGTAAATAACCAAATTAATGTTTTGGTAATATCATCCATCATAACAATCCTGGAATGATTTGTCCTGTAAGAACATAAGAAAGAACTGCCATAACGTACATACGTGGTTCCTTGGCAAACATGTTCTGACGGTTGCCGTACAGTATTATATATGACATGTAAACTTTTGTCAATCCCTTTATTTTTTAGTATGCGTTATTATTATAGTACATTTGTAATTTTTTAACCCATTTCTTCTGTCTACAATAAGCATGGGAATCTCCATCCATATTGTTATGTTCTTTAGTATGGATTATTTCAATAAAACCTAAACAGATAAACAAAATCATAGGAACCATCCATAAAGGATGTCCAACAATACTCTTCCAACGTGGTTCTTTATCCATATCAATTAAAAAGTTAAGGATATTATATCATAAAAAAAGGGGAGACACAAGTGCCTCCCCCCTTTAAGTATTATGTGATTATGAATCAGAAGTTATACTTAAGACCCAACTTACCACCAAGTCCGAGATCATCGGAATCATCAGCGGTCAGGAAAGAAACCTCACCATATACTCCAAGAGCATCAGATACAGGAAGACCCAAACCAGCCTTACCAGAGAACTGAGTTTCAGTATCAACACCATCAGCTGCAACTACAGAAGGACCAGCCTGAACATAGTAGCTAGCAGAATCACCAAGATCTCCTTCATAACCAATGTGAAGATCAGTAGTAGCTCCAGTATAATTATCACCAGTCCAGGCTGCATTGGTTTCTACATTAACGTAGGGACCAGCAAGGGCAGCGCCAGCGAATAGAGGTGCAGCTGCAACAGCTGCGATTGCGGATTTAAACATTTTTGTTTTCCTAAGTGTCTCGCAATAAATTTATTGCGGATGATAACAGACTCGACAAGCCTGTGTTATTGAACGTATCACATTTGCCTTACGATTCTTTCGGGGGCATTTATTTACGTTTACCTATTTATTATACTTGATAATTCAAAGTATGTCAAGTGGTAGTGTTTCCACTACTCTCTGATACTCTACCCAAGTATGGATCATAATCCATCACTTCATTTACACCAACTTGAGCACCTTTCTGACTCCAATAAGTAAATTGAGATTCAAAATTTCCTTTATGGAATACATCAACATGTTCTGGATGAATAGATGATCCCAATTGAATCCTATAAAGAAGAAGAGGAAGAGAATAAGTATTACCAGAATTGTAAATCAAATCATCAGCTACAGGACGTGGTCTAACTCCATTGTCCAACTTATACTTATCACCCCTACAATGAAGTCTAATAAGTTTCTCTGCATGATGCCTTGTTACCAAATAACAAGCTGTAGAAAACTCATTAACAAATCTCTTATGAATTCTAAGATGAATATCACCAGTACAAATAATTGCAATCTGAACTACATCCCAATCATAAGGTATCTTTGAATAGAAATCCTTCCAAGTAAAGTTCCAAAACCTAACAAGGTCCAAACTACAATCATCTTCCATAATAATTGCATAAGGACTATCAGAAGTTTCATACCAATGCTTAATAGCTTTAAGATGGGATGTTGTACATCCGATCTCACCGCCACTCATATTATCAGGATATCTACCCTTAAGAATATCTCCAAGGTCATCCTCTCTGCCATCATAAGCAGATATTCTAGTATAATTATCAATCTCCCAATACTTTAATTGAGCCTCCATGTATATCCGTCTTTCTGGTTCACCATCAAGATTGATATAATAAATTGGACCAATTCCTTCAAGTTTAAATTTTGATTTATTTTTGTCCATTAATCCATTCCATAACGTCTACTTCTGGCTTCCATCCAATAACACGACCAATCTTTGTGATATCAGAAAAAGTTGTTTCCATCTCACCAGATCTCTTAGGAATATATGTTTGATTATCTGAAATAGAATCAGCAATCTCTTTAATGGAATAACAATTACCACTACCTACATTAAATACCTCTCCAGCATAATCATTAAACTCTCCCTCACCTTTCTTAAGTGGCATAATAGATGCAAGATAGTTAGCTCTTGCCACATCTTTAACATAAACAAAATCTCTTCTCTGTGAGCCATCACCAACAATTGTAAGAGGTTCACCTTTATCTCTTTGTTTCTGAAAGATACCAATAACAGGAGCGTATTGTCCTTTTGTAGGAGATCTTTCACCAAATACATTAAAGTACCTAAGAGATACTGTCTCTAACCCATACAAATTAAAATACATCTTACAAAATTTTTCAGCAGCTACTTTAGATGCTGAGTATGGATTTAAACAATCATCAGGTTGTGTTTCTACATTTGGCCAAGGATTATTTCCATAACCAGATGAAGTAGAAGAATAAACAAATCTCTTTACACCAGCTTCCAAAGCACACTGTAACATAACAGTTGTACCTACACAATTCTTATGAACCGCTTCAATAGGATTTTCAATTGCAGATTGAAGTCGTGATTCTGCTGCTAAATGAAAAACATAATCCACTTTACTAATAACAGATTTAACAAACTTATAATCAGTTATATCACCAGAAACATTCATCGACCCCTTATTCCAATGAAAGGAATTATTATCTGCACTTTCATTATCTAAAGCAATAACATCATGATTTTGTTCTAAAAGATAATCTACTAAATTTGATCCAATAAAACCAGCTGCACCAGTTACTAAACTTAAAGTTTTAGTCATAATTAATATCTCCCATAGATAAAACAGATTCAAAAATCATTCTCTTCATCCTTGTACTTGAATATTCATGATCCCTACTCAACCAAGTAATAGGTATGGAAAGATCCTTACCAGTATAACTACCATCCTTATAATCTGTGCCCAAAAATCTAATATCATAATCTGAAAGATATGATAAGAAAGTATCTTCTGATTGATATACAACAATATCATCAACATATTTAATAGAACGTAAAATCTCTTTCCGTTCTTCCACAGTATTTACTGGTTTTAATTTATGAGGACGTGCCATTGAAGGATCCTCATGTAATGCTACAGTAAGGTGATTACAATGTAATTTAGCTTCCTTGAACATCCTAATATATCCTGGATGAATAACATCAAATGCTCCCGCAATAATACCCTTAATAGGTGGTAGTTTTTTCTTCCATTCATCTACACAAATCGCTTTATCATCAACAAAAAGATCAACATTAGGCTTATGGAACATAGGCTCTAACTCATGATATTTAACTCCCCACTCTTTCAAATGTTCCTTTGTTAATTCTGTCCAATCCTTACCAGAGTTTCTACCTCTAGCAGTCATTATAACAATATATGATCCCTCATCATAAAGTCTATTGACCTGTTCGACCATAAAAGGGAAAGGAGTTGAATCCCAATACCTTACATTATGTCCATCAGGATCGCAAGGAGTATGACAAATAGTACCATCAAGATCAAAACAATATCTCATACTACACCATGAAGAAAGATTTGATGTACACATTCCACCACACCATAAGAATTACTATCAACATGATAATTCCACTTTGACCTCTTCGATCTATTACTCAATGTATTGAATGGATGAAAACCTGTCAAAATACCATAATCAATATCATTTCTCTCACAATAATACATACAATTCAAAATATTTGTAGACTCACCACTAGAGCTCATCAAAATAACAAGAGTATCTGATTCAGCATAATACTCTATGAATCTTTCATAAGCCCTATCATACCCAAAGTCATTACTCAACATAGTAATCATTGAAGGGTCTGAAAGAATAGAAACTTTCTTCCCGTCAAACTTCATATAATCTTGAGAAATGTGAGAAGCTACAGCATTACTCCCACCATTACCAACAATAATAATTCTATTATGTGTATTAAATTCTTTTTCAAACTTTACAAACTCATCTTCCATATGAGCATTCTGTAAGGTTTCAATATATTCTTTAAATGGATTCACCCTTTACTCCATTTGGCACTACATTTATTTTAACATTATCATAGGGTATAGACAAGGTGTCCTTCTTTGAAAAGGTAAGGAAAAATCCACCATTACCTGCACCACAAAGTTTATGAGATAATACACTATCACAATCACCCAAGCACTTATCAATCTCTACAATCTTTTCATTCTCAGTAATATAACTACTAGTTTCCTTCTTTTGAATCCAAGATTGATTCATTAATTCAAAAAATTCCTCATAGTCTTCATCAATAAGAGCATGATAAGCATCATCCACAATACCCATTAATGGATATATCTTACTGATATGCTTACTCACATCTTCCAAAATCTTTTTAGAATTACGCGTAACACCGCTAAACACAAGATGAGTATTATAACTATCAAATAAGCCCATAGGAAGAAACTCATATGCAACACCTCCACGTTTAAAGAAATCCATTTTTTTAAATCCACCAACACCACATCCATATGGGTCTTGATATCCACAATAAGGATTGTACTTCAATTCTAACTCATGAGCAAGTTTACATATATCATTATCAGTCATCATCACATTATTAAACATATTACATGCCTTAATGAGACTGATAGTATATGATGAAGATGATGCCAACCCACTCCCCTGAGAGTATGCATCTGATGTAAGGGTTACTTGACATGGAGGCATATTATAATGATCCAATACAGTTCTTACAACCTCATTCTGTATCTCACCTACATTATCAACTTCTTCTCTCTTAGAATAGTTAATAATATACTTATGATCCTTATTGAAACCAAACCTATCCTGACTAATAATAGCATAGGTTTTTAAACTAGATGTAAAACTTATAACAGAACCAAATCCATAAGAATCTATGAATACTGGATTATCTGTAGATCCACCAAACAAAGAAACCCTCAATGGACAACTTGCAACAAACATATCAATCTCCCATTACAATACGAATACTATCTGAATCAAAGTGTGTTGTAGAAAACTCAAACAATTCAGATTGTTCCATAGAAAACATCTGATGTCTTAGTCCACGAAATATATGAAAAGTATCTCCAGGTTCTAAAACCTTAGTTTCTGCCTTAGATAGGTCATCATCTTTACCATAAAATAAAAGAATCCTACCAGACTGTAAATAAAAAGTCTCATCCTTTAACTTATGATAATGCCAAGAACACCTCTTACCAAGATCAAAAAATAATAATTTACCACAATACTCATCAGTGTTGACAATCCATTTCTCCCAACCCCACCCTTTAGGAACAAACTTAACAGGATACATCATTACATCTCCTAATTATGTCTGTTGTTGAATATCCTTCTCTCCTATCAAGAAACCTAACATCATTACAATAATCTCTTCCCACAACATCACCATGACGCCAATCACCTCCCAACAACATAATATCAGGTTTAATAAGTTGAATCAAATTTTCCAATCCACACCTATCATCAAACTCCAATACTAGATCTATATATCTAATTGACTCTAACATAATTTTACGGTCTGTGAAGGTGTTGATAGGTCTAGTATCACCTTTACTATTCCTCACCTTTTCATCAGAATCTATACCAACAATAACCCTTCCATCATTTCCAGCAAGATTCCTTGCAATAGAAAATAATTCAATATGTGACACATGGAGAATATCAAATACACCATTACACCATACTGTTTTATTCAGGGACACTGGTACCTCTCTTAGATACTACTCCACTTGCCATCCTATTTGCCATCATGATTGCATTAATAATATCCCTATCATGAGAATAACTTACCACAAGTGATGCTAAAAATGTATCACCAGCACCACTAACATCTAATGTTTCCACTTTATTCTTTACTGGATACACATTTCCATTCCAATAAGCTCCACCATTACCAAGAGTTTGAATAACTTTACTACCAAATTTATCTACGAATTCTGGACTCCTTTCAGCTTCAAAATTATTAATCTTAATATACCTAGCATCACATGCCCAAAAATCTAATGCCTTTTTTGTGTCAAGAAACACTGAATCATGATGATAACAAATGAAGTCAATATCATCCCAGTAGATAAAACCTTTATCATAATCTGAAATGATGACATATGAATATTCTGATAGGTTAAGGTCAAAAACATTAATAGGCTCTACAAATTGGGGAGTATCCACACGACAAAACATATGATTACTCTTTTCATCTACAAATCTATTCTTAGTAATAGATTCCCAATTATCATTAGTAATAATATCTACCATATTCTCTGAAATCATGCTGCATACATTCCTGTATACATTCATAGCCATTCCAGGCATTTCTTCTACATGATCAATTTCCAAAACTGGAACTGGTTTTTCAGGTGACAACCTTTTAACATTACAATATGTATAAACATCTTTACAGCTGTCACCAATAATAAGAATCTTCTTCTTCATCAGGAAATCTTATCATACCAATATTTTAACAGATCCATAAGGGTTATGTCAATATCATACTCTTCCTCAAATCCTGTTAATTCGACAAGGTTAGATGAATCTCCATGTTGATAATATATCTCATGTGGTCTCCAGAATGGATCATGAATCTTTTGTTCCACACTCTTAAGACCAGATAACTCTATCAACTTATCAGTGAAATATTGCATTTTTCTTGGAGTACTTCCACAGATATTAAATATTTGATCATTCACTTCCGGATGTATCATTGCAAGATAATAAGCTCTTACAGTATCACGAACATCCATCACAACCCGTGTGGTACTAAGGTTACCAATACGAAGTACAGAATCTTGATATCCTTTCATCATTCTTGCAATCTGATATGCATCAGATGAGATAGAGAAAATACGACCACGGCGAGGACCAGTATGAGAGAATGCACGAGTAATGAAACCCTTCATGAATCCATTTTTAAATCTTTCTTGAAGATAAAGATCAGTTGATGCCTTAGATGCTCCATAAGGATTTGCAGGAAGAATAGTATCTTCCCAATGAATCATACGTCCATCTTGACCAACATTTCCATATACTTCAGAAGTAGAACAGAACATAATCTTACAATCATCCTGGAAATCTTGAATGACTTGGAATAGATTGGCACTACCCATCACATTAGTGTCCATAGTCCCAATAGGATCACGGAAACTGGTTGGTGGATGTGATTGTGCTGCCAAGTGAAAGACACCATCAAACTGTTTATTCTTAAATATCTCTACAAGAGAACGATAGTTAGTCAGATCACCATAGAGAAAAGTAATATCTTCATAGACCTTATCAGGGACAACATCACGAATGTCACTCTCCATACCATTGGTTCGACGAATCAATCCATAAACTCCATGACCCTCAGCATGAAGAAGGTTTGCTAAGTGAGGACCAGCAAACCCAGTGATGCCTGTAATTAAAAATTTCATATAACTTGATATTCGATATTGTCAAAAATAAAAAGGTTACCTTTATCCACATGGTAATTATACCACTTATCGTCCATAAGACAAATACTATTCAATTTTTTATTGTGCTCCATAGCAGCTGAAGACATATGACTAGCTCCACTACTTAAAGCAACAATACCAGAAGTACTACAAATGATATTATAATATTCAAATATGTCACCAATAACCAATTTCTCTAAGTCAACTCCATATTGATTATACTTACCACCACCACTTAAGTCTTCAGAAAATGTAACTTCAACAAATTTTTTATCAGGATAATCACTTTGTATTTTCTTTAGTTTGTTAATGAGTTTTCCCATATCATAATCAATACTTATAGAAGTAAAGTCAACTAAGTATACATCACTGTAACCAAGATGTGTTTCTGGTTTATAATAAATCTTCGGATATTTATTTACTGGTTCCAATCCATGTAGTTTCTCCCAATTTGCAATACAAGTACCAGCTACATTAGAATATTCAATCTCAGGAATATCACCTGCATTTCTTTTACCAACCTTAATACCTTTTATATAAGGATTGGTACCCCACACCAATTCGTAAATACCCTTATTCCTAAAGTTTGATCCATCTAAAAGATATGTATCTCTTCCCTGTTGCTTATAAAATTCTTCTGGTAATGTAGAGAACTGAATATTATCCCCCAGTCCACCATGCCATGCTCCAATAATTACATCTTCCATACTATTTGATACCCTTCATATAAAAGTTCAGCATCAATATTTTCCATAAAGTCTTTCACATAATTTCCTTTACCAATAAGACCACCAGTAAAGAAAGCATCGTGATCATCAACACAAATGATTGTTCCCTTAGTACATTTATCAATAACAGCACAGAGTTCCTTAACATGATGTAATTGAGAGGGATGAGGATTATCTCTTTCAATATCATATGAATCTAGATACAAAAAATCAATCTTTGATTTGAGTCTCATATTCCACAAGAAAGAAACAGAGTCCTCACAATATGCTGTGGTTCTATCCGATGTAAGTCTATTGGCATAATCAACATTAGCCTTGCAAATATCAACAGAAATAACCTGACCATCATAAAAGTTAATAAAATCATCAAAGATATATGTACTAGCTCCATCATCACCAAAAGCTAAGTCACCATGATCTTCTCTCATACACCCAGTTTCTAAAATGGTGTAATCATTCTTCTCCATTTTATCCAACTCTTCAAACACAATTGTGAATGAGGATGCTCTATCTCTCTGTGGATTATTACCAGCTGGTTTCAATAAACGAGAAAAGAACTTACTACTAAAACGATCACTATATGTTTCTTTCATGTTTTATTTAATTCATCAATTTTATCAGGAGAACTATAAACATTCTCTATAGAATAATCAGCATCAGGTAATTTATCTACTAAATCATTTCTCACAAATATAGCATTACCAGTATGACAAACTAACTTATACCCCTTCCTTTCTCCCAACTCGGTAACTGATTTCAAAGAACAACCAGCATTCCTAGTAACAAAACTCTCAGATGGTTTATAACCAGAACTAGTTTCTACGATAACAACTTTAGGAAGATATCTTTCCATACTCTCAAAAATATAATAATCATAAGAATCAATATCAATAGAAACTACAGCAAAAGTATCTGATGTAAAATCTAACTTCGATCTACTTATAATATTATCTAAACACCACCTACTATCCTTTTCTGATCTAACACTACAACAAACAGTCTCTACATTTTCATATGAAGAAACATTATTTTTCATCTCATTAAATCTAGCCCCAATGGATTCCATTAGAAGAGCAGAATATCCCTTCTCTTTCCATAATACACATGTATTACTACCAAGAAGTCCATCCCATGCACCAAACTCAACTACAATTCCATCAGTAATTTCTAAATCAGAAAATAACTGTTCAAGAATTCCATCTTCACCATTATCAGAATAAATGTTCTTAGCGTATTGTATATAATGATTCATTTAATTCCCCAATTACTTTACCCATGTACCATAATAACATTCTCCTTGAAAGAATTTATCAACATTATCATTATAAACTTGACCAAAGTCACCCATAGTATTAATTATTCTTTGTCTTGTAATACTGTGAGGATGTGATCCAGATACCTTACCGGTTGTTGGTTCAAACATCCTTATAACATTTGAAGTTCTCATAGCCTTTTTCATCTGAAACTCTGGATCAATAACATGCTCCAAACAATTAAAGAACCAAGTTTCATCAAAGATACCCATATCAGACATTATAACATGCTCATAGGGCTTGTCAAATAAACGAAATCCAGCTTCCTGTACTTTTAATAGTTGATCTTTCCAATACGGCATTAAAGGTTCCACAATAGTACCTTTAACACCCTCACACATTAATAGTGCAGGTACTGAACCAGAAGCAACTTCTAAAATAGTCTTTCCTTTAAAAGATGTCTTTGGATCCAACTTAAGATATTCAAATACCTTTTGAAAGTTACTAAAAGAATTTTCTACACTGTGATCCCTATACTCATCCAGCTCAGATTTTTGGGCTCTTTGCCACCTCTCATAACTAACTTTCACACTTTCTATCTTCCACAATACGATATTTATCTAATACATCAAAATACCTTGCATGAAATATCTTACTATTTTTATGTTGTGCTTTGTATAACCAAGGAGCAGGTTGTCCTGTTTCCTTTCTAGTCCCACCCCAGGAAGGTTCTGAATCAAAATCAATCCAATAACATCCACAAACTTTACCCAACTCCTTATGCATTCTAAACATAAGATCATGATCATCCATATCCTGTGGGCAGAATGATTCATCAAGATAATTAAGTTTCTTAAGATCTTCCAAATTAATCATAAGAGGACCACGATTAACAGTACCTCTTACAGCAAATACATCTCTTGAAATATTACTTCTATTCGCTTCATCACATGGTTCTACTATATTACACCAACCAGTATCAATATCCTCTTCCATTCCCAAGTAAGGTGAATCAGAATTAAAAACATAGTTATGTGCTGTCCTAGCAGTAACAGCAAATACATCATCAAAAGAATCAAAAGGTTTTCTCATCCTCTGATTCCAACCATTCTCCCTAATTATCATATCATCCTGAACTATGATAACATACTTACCAATAGCTTCTAACAATCCAATATTATTAGCCTTAGTTTCAAATACATTATCAGCATATTTGAATTTTACTTTACTTGATAGAGATGAATCATCCAAATAATCTACAATAACTTTCTCTGTTCCATCAGTACATCCATCAATAACTAATATCAATTCATAGGAACCTGTAGTATTATTTTCAATACCTTCCAACACATCTTCTATTATATCTTCCTGATTATGTACTGTAAGAATAATACTATCAATAATATCTTCCTTCATATAATCAACAGTATCTTTAATCTCAATTAAGTACTGGTCAATTGGACGATAGGGACGAACACTACCACCACTAAATCTCTCATACCAATAATCAGCATTACATTCAATAAGATTTCTAATATCAGTATCAATCACAGATAGACCATCCCTGATTGCCATGTTAGTTAGAATGCTTTGATCATGACGGCAAGCTTCAAATCCATCTATTTGTGGCTTACCAGAAAAATCTGTCATCTCCCCATTAATCTTTTCATCTAATGTATACTCCAACCATTCTTTAAGAATTTTCTTAGACTCATCACAAACTTTCCAAAATGTAAATCCGGCTTCCAGTTGTCTAGATCCCCAATAATGCTCATCATCACAATCCATATACACAAAACAATCTCTCTTTGTATAATGACCGTTAATAGAATTACCTAATGGCAATAGACATGGGTCATCTTCCATAGACCCATCAACAAAATCAAAAATATCAGGATGGAATATATCAAGTGAATCTATACACATAATCTTATCACCATCAGGAAGTTTCTCCATGGCATCCAAAATAAGATACGGCTTCCAAGAAAAATATTCATACCCATCTGGAACTGAATCATATTTAATATGATTAACACCACACTTTTTAGTTTCTTTATCTAAAAAATTCTGACCTTTCTTGTATCTATTACCACCAAAAGCAACTGTCAATACATTCCATTTCATTTCAGACATCCTGTTTCTCCCCAATTATAAGAACCATTTGAATAATTTTCACCATCTTTATGGTAAAGTGCATTCCACTTTATGGAATTTCTAGCTGGAGCATCATGTCCAACAACTTTAGGTAAATCATATTTGATTTGTAAATTAGTTATTACACTTTGATCATGTCTATGACCTTGATAACCATGAAAGTTTTCTAAACCACACTGATTTGGAATATCTGTAACAATTCTTTCATCAGTACAATATTGCAAATACTCTTCCAAAAAATCTATGTTATATTTATTTTTCTTGAAAGCCATGAATCCACCTTCAAGTTGAACTCCATTCCAATACTTCTGATCATCACAATCCATATAAACAAAACAATCTCTTTTAGTAAACCACCTATGAATATTCTGTGGATATTGTTCTAAAAGATACTGATCATGTGTTTGTAAGTAATCAGATACTATTCCTTTCAATTTCGATCCTGGAACATCACCACAATCCATATACACAACTACATCACCATCATCAATAGATTCAAATGCCTGAAGAATAATATATGGTTTCCATATTGTATATCCAGCTAAACGATCCTTATCTAAAATATTTTTATTTTCTTTATAAAAATCCTTTGTTACTAACCATTCCCTTGTATATGGTATAAATCCATCGAATAGATTATTTCTACGAGCATAATCTATAAGGTTGTTCTGATTTTCTCTATAATTAATATCAGAATAATTTACATAAATTACTTTCATGTTAAGAATACGGTATAATTTTCCAATGTTCTGGATATAAATCTTCTACAGACTTATCAGAATTATTAACACCAAACCAAATATTAGGAACAATAACAGTTCCTCTATTAGACAACCAAGCACCCCACCAAGAATAGGTAGAGTTGGCAATAATAAAATCATCACACATACTCATCAAATACAAATCGTGATAAGGTCCATTCCCTTCTGATACTATAAATCTATCACCAGCAAATAAAGGATTTTCCAAACACCATTCTGGGTCATCAGAAAAAATAACTACCTGTCTATCTGGAAAATATTTAAGGGCTTCTTCATAATATTCCATAGAAAGATTATGATGATTATCAGAATTAATAAGATAATCACCTCTACGAATATGAATTGCTACAGGTTTATCATATAATTCTATAATATCTTTACAATCTTCTATAACATTATCATGAAAAGTAAACTGTTTCTCTACTTCCTTTCTAATATGTGAGAAGTATTTTTCAGTTTGAAAGAATCCTATTAAACAAAAATCATTATCAGGACTTAAATTAAAAAATGATTGGTCAAATTCAAACTTAGATTCCTGACGATTTTTACCATCAATATAACCAATATTATCTGGTTGAATTTTAAACGCATCAAACAATTCTATTCTTAACTTGTTTCCAAGTGAATCATATACCTCATCATTATGTTTTGGGATAGTAATAGATGTTCCAATCTTATCCGCAATACCCATCAATGATGCATACTGGAACATTTGATTACCAAGTTGTCCCATCATTCCTATGTAATTAAGTCCAATCATTTATATTTCTTCAAATACTTTTGTTCATCATAATAACCTCTTAGTGAATCCTTATCTAAAGTTCTTAGATAATCCCACAAAGCCATATTGTCCCTCATATGTGGATTGCCATGATAAGAAACTGGCCAAGAGTTATCACCACGACTATGTTCCAAATGATAGATATAATTTTCAATCCTTCCTACATTATATCCAAGAGTAACAAATCTATGAATACGTTCTTTATCTTCTGGTGAAGATCCTCTGAAATTTTCATTCTCCATACCACCTTCAATATAAGAAGAACGTTTAAAGAATTGAACATGACCACTCTCAGCATTATCTGGTTCAAAGTTCTCTTCTAAGATAGAAAAATCACAATCATTTGAAAGAAACTTTGATACCATATTATCATCAGCGTATATCTTTTTCTGCCACGGGCCCATTCCATAGGGATATACCAAATCAAAATCTTCATTCATAATAGAATGCTGTGCCTTTAAATAAGTTTCAATAGGCATCATCACATCACAATCATAATTAGAAACAACTTCTGTATCACACATTGATAACATCTCATTGAGATATCTCATCCTGTAAAATACTGAATCATCTGTTTCTTCAAATACATGAGTTAGATTTTCAATACCACTCTCAACATATTCAGTAATCTGAGGCAATGCATCTTTCTGAAATACTGATTTCCTATCAACTTCTTTAATGATTACTTTCGTATCAAAGTTTTCTAATAGAAAACAACAAACAGTAATAACATTCCTGAGTCTATCTTCAGACTCAATCCTAATAGGAATAATAAATGTTGTGTCTTTAAGATTATTTTTCATCTAATTGAATCCAATCTTCGGGAAATAAATCACACAAATTATTTTCACCAAGCAACCGAGGACCATACCAATTTTTAGGAGCTACCACAGGATTTGTCCTCCCCTCCTGTAACCAGGCTCCCCACCACCCTAAAGTACTAGGGGATAGAATACCCCCATCACACAGGGACATCAAGCACAGGTCCGTATAAGGAACGTGGGACCTACGATACTGCCCATCACCTTCCATACATTGGTGGTCGTATTTTGGTACATCTGTATTAATCAAGAATCTTTCTTCTTCAAAAAATTCTTGTTCAGCACACCACGCGATATCATCAGAGCATACGAGTACATAAGCATTCTCATCAAAATTCTCTAAAGCCTTTTTATAATAATCAAAAGACATTATAGGATGAAAATCTTCTCTACCTACATTATCTCCACGTCTTACATGAAGAAATAAAATGTTGTTAAAATTGGAAATAAAATCATTACAAGGTTCTGAAATATCATCCTTAAATGACAAATCCTCACGCAATTCATCTTCAACATTCTTAAAATATCTTTCAGTTTGAAGATAACCATCTAAGTTAGTTCCATCTTCAAAATTCTCAAACATATCCTCATCAAAATTATAACAACTTTCAGTTACATTATTTGTTTCCGGATTACATCCTTTAATACTATCAAAACTGAACATTGATTGAGGGGATACATTAGTATTTACAAAACCAATGTTCTTATCAGTCATATTTTTCATCTTAAATGGATGATGCATTCCATAATTTGCATAAGTGGAATGATTATCTGGTGGAATACACCAATCATATCCATGCCTTTTAGCTATACCCCTTAGAGCAGCGTATTGGAACAACTGATTTCCAAAACGTCCATTTGTTCCTAGTCTATCGTATCCAATCATAGGTCTATAATAAAAATGGGTTCTTCTATATTTTCTTTTTTATCAACAAACTTCACCTTCTCTCCATACTTACCCTTCAAATAACCATAAACCTGGTCAACTACATTTCTATCTTCATGAATATAAACATAGTGTCCCCTATCTAACAAATCTATACAGAGACGATATTGTTGACTTTCAGATAAGATATCAGTACCTTTCTTATATGTAATATAATTAAAGTAGAAAGGGATACATTCAGAATTCATTCTTTCATAAAATGAACAAATAAACTTTGAATGCTCATTGTTAATTTGATCAACAACTGTACCGAGATTATAATCTACTCCAACCTTTTTAGCAAATGATGCAAATGCCCTATTATCTCTTGGTAAGCATGGACCACCATATCCAAATCCATACTTCAAATAACTTCTACCAACCCTACTATCAGTACCAATAGCACTAAGTACACTAACAACTTCATCACCACATCCAGCTTTATGAAGTACATCACCTAACATATTTGCGTAACTAATCTTTGTAGTTAAAAAACAATTAAGAGCAATTTTAGATATCTCAGCCGATGTAGTAGACATCGTACACATGATAGATCTATTTACTTGAATATCTTTGTAAAGTTGTCTAATATCATCAATAATATTATTATCAACATCTTTATAGTCATGACCAAAAAGAACCATATCAGCATGACGTAAGTCATTCACTATAGATCCTTGAGCAATAAATTCTGGATTATAAAAAACCTTTACACTATTTGGAAGTTCATTCCTAAATGAATCACAATCACCAGGATTGGTAGTACATCCAACAACAAAACTCTTACTATCATTTCCAATAGTCTCCATCTCATTTTTGATACAATTTACCACTTCCCATACAGAAGATACATCATATGATCCATGTGGAAGAGATGGAGTAGATACAAAGGTGTAAATTAAATTACATTCTCTAATTACTTTCCTATTATCTGTTGTTCCTTTAAGATTATCAGAACGACCTAAAAGAAATTCAACCTCAGGTTCAGTCGTTTTGATCTTCTTATTATTAATATCCGTTATATAATCTTCTCTAATATCAGAAACTAAAACTTCATGCCCAGCTTCTTCACATAGTAGAGCAAAACAAATACCAAGTCTACCAGCACCAATAATTCCAATTTTCATAACTTAAATGTAGGTATAGGTTGCATTTTATGTTTATTCATTGTATTAAACTTTTCCAAAACTTCAGTAGCTGGTCCTGTTCCAGATTCCATAGCTTCCTCTAATTGACTATAAGAAGCACCAAGTTGATCTTCATCCGTTCTATTATCATCCCAAAGACCATCAGTTGGTTTTGCCTCAATAATTCTTGAATCAACTTCAAGAAATTTTCCAAGCTCCCATACTTCAGTCTTATAAAGGTCTGCTATAGGAGCAATATCAACTCCACCATCTCCATATTTAGTGTAAAATCCTACACCATAATCTTCTACTTTATTTCCTGTTCCAACTACTATACCATTATACTTACCAGCAATCTGATATAAAGTAACCATTCTTAATCTAGATCTTGTATTAGCAAGTGCATGGGAATCATTTGAATATTCTTTCAATGATTTTTTAAAGGCTTCAAATGTATCAGTAAGATCAAACTTCAATGATTTAACATTCTTATACTTTTTTGTTAACCAATCTAAATGAGAATCAGAAAGTGTTTCTTGATCCTGATCCTGATGTATTGGCATCCCAATACAATATACATTAACACCAGTATTGGCACACAATGAAGATACTACGGCCGAATCAATACCACCAGATACTCCAATAACAAGAGATTGAATATTATTATCAGAAGTATAATCCAATATCCACTTAACAATCCTTTCTTTTAAATTAGAAAAATCATTTATCCTGTTCAAGAGAAGACTCCTTTTCAATTTGTTGTTCAATCCATTCATAAGTAAACTGAATACCACGCCAAAGTGTCATCTCATAATCCCATCCCAATTTTTCACGAATCAAATCATTATTAGAGTTACGACCACGAACACCCAAAGGAGCATTAAGATTGTGTTTTCTTTTAACAGGAATACCTGATACATCAGATACAATATCTACAAGGTCATTAATACGAACCATTTCTTCTGAACCAATATTCACTGGCCCAATAAAGTCGGATTCCATAAGTCTTCTTGTAGCCTCAATACACTCATCAATATAAAGGAATGATCTAGTCTGTTCTCCATCACCCCATACTTCAATTGTTCCACCTACTTTTGGTAATCTTGCAACCTTTCTACATATGGCTGCTGGTGATTTTTCTCTTCCACCATCCCATGTTCCTTCTGGTCCAAAAATGTTATGGTAACGAGCAATCCGTACAGGAATATTATAATTCCTGTTGTAAGCCAAATAAATTCGTTCGCTAAATAATTTCTCCCAACCATACTCAGAATCAGGTTTAGCTGGGTACGCAGATTCTTCACGACAATTAGGATTATTAGGATCAATTTGATTATATTCCGGATACATACAAGCTGAACCAGAGTAGAAGATCTTGGTAGTATTTGTACCTTTCACCTCATTCATTTCTTTCTGTGCATCAAGCACATTCAGATTGATTTGAACAGAGTTATGCATGATGTCTGCATCATTCTCACCAGTGAATACAAATCCTGCACCACCCATGTCAGCAGCAAACTGATAAATCTCATCAAAAGATTGAATATAACGATAGGGTACAGAGTTATAGAAATTACCTCTATCACCCTTATATTCCAAAACCCTTTTTACAAAACTTAAATCACGTAAATCCCCATTAACAAATTCATTAGCCTCAGTAGGAGAAAATTCTGGTTCCTTAAGGTCTACACCACGAACCCAATACCCCTCCTTACGAAGTCTTTTAACCATATGACTTCCAATAAATCCAC